ACACAAAGAGATAAAGTAGTAATCTAGATAGAACAGAAATTTATTGATCTTCGTCAATTTCTTATCATATCTTATTCTTGTTTTATTTGGCCCTTGATTTTAGTGCTATATTCCAGCTTATAAAGTAATTTTGCAAAAGTTTCACTTGATATTAATACAATTTGAAAGTGACTTTAGTGTAAGACATTAAATAAACATATAACTTAATCCCATAAATATCTTTAATCCATTTATAATTAAGCTTTTTTACATTAAACAATATACTTATTTTAACATGGCAAAGCCACTTTATTTTCGTATCTTAATCATATTAGTTTGTAGAGTTTTATTATTATTTGCAGTAGCTAATAATACCTCCTTTGGAGATGGATCCAAGATTCTTAATATTATCCAAGGTGGAAACTTCCAGACACTGAATAATCATGGAGGTTTTCATGTGAAAACTGAATCTGATAAAATAAATTGTCCGGTTTGCAATTGTAACAATACTGAATTGGTTAATGTCATTAAAACTTTCTTTGAAAGTAATAATTCAAGTTTCAAAACTTTGAATATTACAAATCGAGCAACAGAATTGACTTCAAATTATACCTTGATCAAGATGATTCCACCTTCTACATCTGGCAACAATGATGATAATCCTAAAGCAGAAGTAGAACTTTTATCCAATACTCTAAATAACCAGAATCAAGGATCATTTATTCCACCAATCATGTCATTTTTGGTTAATAGAATTGTGCATGAAGAACCAATTGAAATGAAAGTGTTGAGGTATCAAGATAAGATTGGTCAAATTTCAGAACAGATTAAGGACATTATCTTTGAAGACACCTCTATTGTTTGCGATACAAAGAGCTTAAAAAAGATGTTGCTTTGTGTCTCTACCTATATTGGTGAAGATCAAGACAAAAACATTAAGGTATTATCAATGCTTCTTAATTTAATATCAGACTTTTTAAGTGAGTTTAAGTTAAGAAACAAAAACAATAACTATGATGGTAATGTAAAGTTGGGGAAATTTAGTCATCTGATGGATCAAAATGATAAAAGTAATGCAATTAGCTCTTTTGGCCGGAAATTATTATCTGTAAATAAAGATGTGTTGTTTACTTCAGAAGTTGAACCTGGAACTTCCATCATGAGGTCTAAGCCTGATGAATATGATATATCTGTACGATTATCTAGAATCATGGAGGGGCCAAAGACTTCAAATATAGATGCTGTAAAGGCATTTGAAATTTTTAGGGTTCACTGTGATCGGAAACATAATGATGTTAATAGGTTAGATGAAATTGAGTTATCTGCTATTGTAAAGCCTCATTTTAGCACCACAACTCAAGTTTGTTTCTCAACATTCCTCTGTCCTACAGATTATCACTTTGATTTTACCACTAGAGAATGTAAACAGTCACTGGATGGTGCGCTACTCAATGATGAGTTCGACTTTAAGTCAATCAAATTAAGTTCTATTGTTGGTAGAGTGACTTCTCATCCATTTGAAACTATCATTCCTAGACTAAAGAAAAATTATTGTAAAATTGATAATCACTCTATTAGAAAATGTGTGGGTAAAATAAAGAAATTTGAGAAAGATTTTATGGCTATTCATGTTGCAAATGACTGGGTATTAGTTGATGGTGATTATCTCTTAACTATGGTTCAAGATTCTAAAGATTTTAGAAGCTATGTCTGTAACTCTAGTAATCCTCTAATCATCCCTGACACTGATTGCAGAGGAGATGATTCATTTATAAGGGCCTTTGGAAGGGGAAACTCAGATTGTTTTTGCAGAATCAATAACAACTGGCATGATTTAGTGTTTAAGAACTTAGATGGGGTTTCTTACATTGATGCTTGGATTGCTTTTACTTGGACAGTTGAGATTGACTCTAAGGTTATTGAGAATTTAAATTGTGATGATTGTGAATTCAAATGTAAGAATGGGATAATAGATTATTCAGTTAAAAAATATATTAGCCTAATGAAGATTTGCTTTATGGATCACTGTATTTTAAGGGATATAAAACAAATGAGTGGTTCTATTAGGATTCCAGAGTTGCGATTTTATGGCTCAAAATTCAAAATAACACTATTATCTGAGACTAAGACAGGTGAATTCATCACAGAAGTAGATTGTTCCAACATAGATTTGTGCCAATCAATTAGCTGTGTTTTTTGTTTAGAAAGATTGGCTAATTACCATTGTCTCAGTTCTTACCTTCTTATACTATATGTTCTAATATTATTTGCTACTTTCCTCATATTGTCTATAATTTATAAGATCATGAAACTATTAAAAGCCATTTTCATGTCACTGTTTGTTACTCTAAAATTTTCATATAAATTAGTCAGATATATTTGCATAAAATTTTATAGGTACTGTAGAGGCCATATGAGCAGGAGTTATAATAGAGTGGTTGAGTTAGATGATCAAGATCTATGGGAAACTCCAAGACAGGATGAAGAATCCATGGAAGATGTTAGAATTGATGATCACTCACCCATGAACAGGACCCCGATGAGAAGACCTAGGGTATTGCCAGCTAATAGGACTTCTAGAGACATCAAAATGTCTTTATTTATTGTAGCTACCATCATAACCCTAGCATTCTCTTGCTCTGATATTGGCAGTATTAGTACTCAAGATGTATCATGCACAGAGTATAAGAATACTATCTCCTGTGTCACCGATTTTAATATTATGCTGACTGTTGCTCCTATGGGGCAGTATGCATGCATTCAAGCAAAATCTATAGAAGGAAGAGTTATAATGTCGATCCGAATAAAAACTAAATCAATTAAGTTGATTTGCAATAAAAGATCATTATATTACACTTACAGAACAACCCCAACAATATCTAAAGTCTATAGATGTGATTCAGCTGGTGAATGCTCAAAGAATGTTTGCAATTCAAATGATCCCAAAATCTTTGAGAAAGAACTCAATCCTAATGAATTAAAAGTATTAGGAAACACTGGATGTAAGAGTGTTAATGGGTTTTGGGGTAATGGCTGTTTTTATGCAAGCTCAGCCTGTATTTTCTATAGAGTTTTATTTCCAAATGTGGAAAATGGTGATTTCTATGAAATGTTTGATTGCCCTCACTGGAGCTGGCAAATTGAGTTAGAGATCACTCAGTCTGATCTAATTCAAGAGAAAGTTTCCAGTGTTGTCTTGTCAAATGAGCTTCCCACTCAATCTAGTATAGGATCAATCAGATTGCATAGTGTCAGTGTTCCTCCATCCCCTGTTTTGAGTGATTGTTTTATGTCATCCTCCATAGCTGGGATGAATTTTATATCTCTAACTAACTGTAATAAAAAGGATCAATTAATTAAAGGAGAACTGGGGGAAATACAGTGCCCTTCAGGTGTTGATGCAGGAAATGCAACTAATAAATGTTCTTATTCTTCATCTATCTATTCTGTGACTGCATCTGGCAATGACATTCAATTTGCATCTGAAGTGATTAACCCCAAGGACACAAGCAAAGCAAAAAGATTACCATTAAATTTTGATGGCTTTATGTTAGATATAGATAATTCTATTCCTATTGCCAGAATGTTTGGATCATCTCTTTTCCAATTTTCAATTGCAACATCTAAGTACAAATTCGAAATTTTAAAGGAAAGAAGTTCTTGTTCCACAACTTTTTTAAATTTAACTGGTTGTTACAACTGCCTTGGTGGTGCAACTTTATGTCTTAAGGTTGATGTTGATAAGGAATCTTCCATTTTAAAAGTTGATTGTCCTAAGAGCAAAATTAGCACAGTTTTTATGGTGAATAAGAACTCTAGAGAATATTGTTCTAAGTTATCTTCAAATGTTCAGACTATTCATGAAGAATGTGAAATTGTTTGCTCAGGAAACACTGAAAAGGTCAAGCTTGAAGCTAGTTTGAGTTATGATGTGAATGTTATTCATAAAGATAATACAAATTATATTTATAATGGAGTTGGCATTTTGAGAGGTGTCGACATCTCTACGATTAGCTTGTGGAGTTTAGGTTTCATAATTCTTGGATTCTTAATTTTCCTTATCATCATTCTTCTTATTAAGAAGTGCCTCTTTGATCACAAGACTCTAAAGGCCTTTGATCCAAGTAGCAAAAGCATCTAAATGGGTTAAGTGTTGGCACCATGGAGTTCATTGACTGGCTGAAAGAGGACCTGATTTATCACGTGCATTGAGATTGTGTCTAAATATTCCAAGTATTTGACATCGTTGTTAAACTAGAACTTTAGAAGTTTTACACATCTTATTTAGTATCTCTTTATAAAACCTGGGCTGGTCAATGTGTAAAACTTCTAAAGTTCT